ATCCGCTATAATTGGACAAAACGGTTATGTTGTGAAATCAGGAAATGAAGGAATTCTCAGAACTGTTGATATGTGTCACACCCTTCCAGTTTGCAATTTCCCGATTGACTACCACATGAATGAACATCCATTTAGAGTGAAAGAACAAATTTGTTTTAACGTGTGGATTGTGATACCTGAAGGAGCAACCCCAATAAGACCTCTCTACACTCATAATTAGCACATCTTCTTTAAAGGCACAGTGGTGGACCTACAAATGGTAGAAAGATTGAAATTTTTGATGACCGGATTAAGTCTAAGTGTAGACAATCATATGGTAGTTAAAAATAGATATCTGGAATACTTTAACAAACACGCTGCTCTAAATTTTAAGTTGTCCACCTGTAATGATATATATAAAGAGTTGGATACCAGGGTGAATGATGCTTTAAGCTACATATTTTGGGAGAATAGAGACCTAATAAGGATTTAAAATATAGAATTGTCTCATAAGAAAGAATGGTGGAAAATTATCGCCAAGCGACAGGATATAGAAGTTTTCTCCCGATCTAGTCCAAAAGACGAGGAGTTGTTAAGTGAATATATATACCGTATGGCCATCCCTGAAACTGTTATACTACCAAGATGGGCTTTTTTACTTATATGGAATTTAATAGCCCCAAGCGATGAGAAAATAGTTGAACACTTACTAAGGATATACGATTAAATTGTCAGGTAATCTAAATACTATGTAAACGACAAAATAGATGGAATGTTTAATCGAGAAGAATTCCCTGTAGAAAACCGAACTCTAGCCCGTATTGCAGGTCTGAGGAATGAATATTATCATAAGACCTGTGCTTAAGATTATGATATATTAAATACCAATCCCATGGTGCTTAAAGCTATGGTTTTTTATCATCCACAGACCAAAGAAAGATTAGGTCTACTTACTGGGGAAGAAATTCTCGATTTATATACTCCGTATTGCACTTGCCATAAAAATGGAGCAAAACGTAGAGTTAGTACCAACATCGAAAATCTTCCATAGGATATAGCTATGGCTACCTATGCTGCATGTCCATTAAATGCAATCTGCGCCATTGTGCAGAGATAAGCTGCCAGTTTCCTCGTTCCAGACCCATGTGTTGTCACAAGGTTTAAGAATTGGTATAACAAACAACACGTCCCATAATAATTTATCGACACTTTCAAATGTATAGATCATACCAAATATACCTTTGCCAAATATATAGACCATGTAAATAGTGTTGATAAAAAGAAAGGAATCAGATATGTATTAGGACGAGTTAAAAGTCTGATAACCGGAGTGATTGTTTACGCAATGGGATGTTTTCCAAAAACTGGAGAATGGTTTATGAAACACACTAGTTGGCCTATAATTAAAATGAAAAACAGGTCTAGGAATATCTGCAATCCTTCAGATGAACTATTGGGTGTGTGTAATCATATTAATTATATTGGATTGGCCTGTCTAAAGAAGGTTTGTCCAGAATATGCATCATACCGAAACAATGATGAACTGCAAAACTTGATCTATGAAGGATGGTAAGAAATAGGTAAGTACGGAAAACCATGTGCAATATCCACAGATTTTAGTTCTCATGATTCCAATTAACACAAATGCTTGTTGGATATTGTGGACAATGATCTATGGAGGAAAATACTCCCAACTTTATACCGTACAACTGAACTTCCCGAAAGAATGTATAAATCAGTTCTTTCCGCCCTGACCCGTAATGATACCAAGCTAAAATATAGTATGGTCTTACGAAAGAAAATGAAAAGAATATTTGAAGCCACAATCACAGGAACAGTCACATCTGGACACCCAACTAGAACCACTTTTGGAAATACCCTCCGAGTAATTTAATACTATAGATTCATTTTTTATGAATTAGGAATTACCCATTTTAAAATGTTTGTGGGAGGAGATGATTTTTATTGCATACTGTTAGAGGAAGACGCATAGTTGCTTAACTAGCGAATTTTCGATTATTTCTCATAGACACAAACAGGTATGAGAGGACTAGGATAGTGTGTAAAGAAAGTCAATATGCTGGGCAACAAAGTGGATTTTTTGTCTAAAATAGGAGTTATACACCAAAACAAATGCTTCATTTTTAGATAATTTCCTAGAATAGCATATTTACAAAAGTTTTCCAGTTCAGCTGTTCAAGATTACAACACACTAGTGTAGGCTATGTGTTGTTCATTTTACTGTTCAGGCTACGATTTTTCTTATGTAAAAAGTATTTGTGCATAGCTTGGAGACTTGCACAAGAATATGG